ACTGGTCCAGGCAGTGGTCCCGCCGTCATTGAAGTCGGCGGCAGTCCCCGCGTAGTTGGGCCCTTGCGGCATGGCCGGGCTCCCTTAGTTCTGGATCGTGAGCGGGCTCGAGAAGGTGACGGCGAACGTGCCGGCGGTCGAAGTGACGTCAGCGCCGAAGTCGACGTAGCACACAAGCTCATCGGCAGTCGATGCACCCCCGCGGTGCTTGTAGATCACTGCCGCATGCGCCGTGATGGTGGAGGCTGCCCAGCTCGGGTTGGCGAACGTGAACGTCTCCGTGTTGGCGCCCGTGTTCTTCGCCACGGTGCAGGCGACGGCGATGCCTCCGGCTGCATAGCCTGTGCCGGAGACCTCGTTGGTGACGTCGGAGCGCTTGAGGTGGGTCGTCTTGCTTGGCGTGTAGGCACTGGTGACCAACATGGCGTAGAACGTGTCCGTGTCCATGTCGATGCTGCCGCGGGAGAGATCGTCGGCGAAGCTGTCGTAGATGAGGGAGGCCATCGGTCTCTACTCCTTCTTGAAGGACTGCGCCAGCTCGACGAGGTGGGCGGGGTAATGGCGCTCGAGGATCGTGAGCTCATGCTCGCGCCCGTCGCCGGTGGAGTTGCGCACGCCGGCGTACGGCGACACGCTGTCTGAAGTCTTGAAGTCGACGGCGGGGATACCGTCGCGCTGGACCATCTGGGGCATGCCGAGGCCACCTCTCAACATGGCCTCCGTCCCTCGCTGCATACGATCGGGGAAGGGCGTGAACGCGCAGTCCTCGAGAAGTGCGCGGGGCACGATCCACGGGATCAGGTGGTCGTAGTGTGCATGCTGAACGACTCCGCGCTCGAGGTCGACGAAGTCGAGGGAACTTGCTGTTGAGACGGCGTCCGTCGACAGATCGTCGAAGGCGGTGGGGTGGATCCAATCGTCCGAGCCGACCAGGACGAAGAAGTCGGCGCCCTCTTCGGCCGCGTGGCGGAAGCCGGCGTTCCACTTCCGTCCCATCACGTCGTTGACGCACTCGACGGCGGAGTACCCGTGGGCCCACGCCAGGTCGAGATTCTCGTCATCAGCTACGACGACGGCGGAGAGGCTGACGCCACCTGGAGCCAGGCAATCACGGAGCCAGTCCCACTCTCGCAGGACAAGCTCCGTGACCGCCGGGCGGCCCCAGGCGGCGGTGACCAGCCAGACGTCCGTGGCTTAGGCCAGCGTGACCGTCGCGAGCGCGAGCGCCGCGGCGTAGTTGACCTTGCCTCCGTAGAGGTGGAGACCACGGATGCCGTCGAGGAAGCCCTCGGTCTGCAGGCGCAGAGCTTCGACCGAGCTGATCTGGTCGGCGTACGTGTGCGCCATGGGATGGCCCATGATGCAGTGGAACGCCGAACCGGAGACCGGGACGGTGTTCGACTCGTACACGTCGAAGCCGGCGATGCGGCCGATCGAACCGGACCGGAGCTCCGGATCTCCGCCCTCGCCCGCGAGCTGTGCGTTCGCGACGAAGCGGTTGTCCTGGAGCAGGTAGCCGGTGACGTCCGGGGACACCACGCAGTACCGGCCGGAGAACGGGACGTTCGCCTTGTTGAGCTTGGTCCGTCCTGCGACGAAGAGCTTGCCGTACAGGTCGGAGGCAGCCACCGTGACCGAGATCGGGCCGATGTCGTTGCCGGAACCGTTCACCGCGGTGAGCAGGTTCGTGGCCACGTACGAGTCCGCGTTCTTGACGAGGTTGTACGAGGCACCGAAGCTGGCCTTGGCGATGAAGCCCGGGAGCGACTGACGCTTGTCGATGTCGTCCACCGTGAAGGCGAAGTAGTCCGACTGGTTCACGACCAGCAGGTTCTCCGCGTCGGTCAGCACGTCCCAGGTGATCGGACCACCCTTGGTGTACGTGCGCACCGCCGGATCGGAGAACGACACCATGTGAACCGTGTCGCCGTAGCCGGAGATGTCGCCCTCGTAGTCCCGGTTGGAGATGCCCGGGCCTGCGTAGACGAGCTGTGCCCGCAGGTTCGCCAGGATGTTGGCGGACCAGATCTTGGGCTGGAACTTGGTGATGGCCATCTAGCCATCTCCTTTCGTCGTCGGTTACGCGAGAAGATCCTGCATGCGCCCTTCAGCGGTCGCCTTGGCAATCTCCTCGACGCTCATGTTCTCGAGCTGGGCCTCGGTGACCTGGCCGTCCTTGACGGTGGTACCGCGTGCGCCCTGGTCGACCTTGACAGGCACGACCTTACCGACGAACTCCGGGATGGCTTCGAGCAGCGACTGCACTGCAGCCTCTGCTCCACTCACGGTGCCGTCGTCCTCAACCGTGAGACCCGTCTTGTCGAGCGCGCGAAGGGCGCCGTCGACGTTGGTGACACCCGCCTTGGCCAGCTCCTTGATCGCCTCGGCGTTGATCAGCCGATCGTTCGCGAGCTGCACTGCAGCGGTGGCCTTGTCCTCCGCCTTCTTGGCGGCGGCCTGGGCCTTCTCGAGCTCCGTCTTGCTGGCTTCCTCCGCCTCGTCCTGCCTGGCGGCCTTCGCCCTGAGCTCAGCCAGCTCCTCCTTCGAGGGCTGTCCCTTCGCCGCACGCGCAAGACGCTCCTGCACGATGCGGTCAACCTCGGACTGGGGGAGCAACTTCTCCTCCGCCGTGGTTACGGCCTCCGCGGCCGCTGCCGCCTCTGCGGGAGCTGCGGCCTCTTCGACTACTGCGGCCTCTTCGGCCATGGTGCTTCCTCCTTCGGGAGTCGTGTCCGGCTATTCAGCGCCAGCCGTGGCGCGTGGTCTTACTGCGGCTCCGCTACGGGCTCCGCGTCGGCAGCGGGCTCAGCACCCTCCGCAGCCGGGGCCTCGGGCTCCGCCTCGGGCTCGGGCTCGACGATCGGTGCCTCACCGAGCATGTCGGCGTTCGGCGCCTGCTCGTTGCCCTCCGTGGGCAGCAAGTTGATGACAGCGCCGGACTCGTCGAGGTCGTACGTCCAGGTGTTCTCGGGATCACCGAACGCGATCTTGATCCCCTTCGTACCGGGCTTGAGCGGTTCTTTCAGTTCCATGTTGGCTCCTCTTAGTAGGGCAGCGAGTACACGCGGAGCGTGCCGGTGGCACCCGCCTGGATGTCGATGTAGATGGACCCGTCGGGCTGCAGGTAGCGGTGGGACTCGAAGACGATGTGCGCCGTCTGGTTGTTCAGCGACACGACAAGATCCCCGAGTGCAGCACCTGCAGGCCAACCGTTCGCGCCGGGAGTGCCCGCCTTGACCGTGAGGGTCTTGGCGCCGGCGAAGGTGAAGCCAGCCACGAGCAGCGTGAGTCCAGCTGCTGAGGATGGCGTGATCGAGTGCCCGTTGGCGGGGTCGACCGCGGTGCCCGCCGTCTGGATGAGCGGCGTGCTGCGGACGAGGACGAGACGTGGAAGGTCGGTCCTGGCCATCGTCAGCTCGCGTTCGGGATGCGGTAGGCCCGAATCGTGCCGGTGGCCGCGGCGGCGACGTCGATGTTGATCGTGCCGTCAGCCTGGGCGTACTTGCCGCTCGAGAGCGGACCGATCAGCGCACGCTGTGCGTTGAGCGAGATGACGAGATCGGCGTTCGGCTGCGTCGAGAAGGCGCCCGCCTTGATGGTGAACGTCTTGGCGCCGGCGAACGTCGAATCGATGTCGAGGAACGTGGCCTGATCCACGCCCTCGGCCGCGAGAACGTGGCCGTTGGCAGGATCGACGGCGTTGCCTGCGGGCTGCACGAGGCTGGCGTCGCGGGTCAACGTGTTGACGGTGAGTGCGGTACGTGCCATGTCGTCTCCTTACGGGGTTGCGAGGTCGCAGACGGCGCAGGTGAGACCTGTCACATCACTCATCGTGAAGTAGAGGTCGCCGTTGACATCGTTGTAGAGCTCCTGTGGGAATGGACCCGCCCACATCGTGCCCGTGGTGGCGGGAACGACGAACGTGACGTTCGGGATGGTCTTGCCCTTGAACGTACGCTGCGGCTGCAACGTGACGGTGCACGCGCCGGCGCCCGTCTTGAGGAAGTGCAGCAGAACGAGGCCGCTGTTGCGGACCAGGAACGTGTCGGTCGTGGTGAGACCGCCGTTGTTGGTCGGGGCAACGCCGGCGTCCGTCGGCTTCTGAACGTTGAGGCGTACCTGTGCCATTAGTGGCGTCTCCTCTTCTTGGGCGGCGCCGGAACGTCGCCGGTTGTCTCCAGCCGGGACTCGAGATCGCCGGCATCCTGTGGTGCTACTGCTCCCGCGTCGCCACTGTGGAATGCAAGTCCGGTGGCGGCGATTGCGGCGGCCCCGAAGAGGGGCTCGAGATCGCATTCGCAGTTCTCGTGGATCGGCATCTGGACGCTGGGATGGTACAGCCCTTGAGCTGCCGCCTCGCAGTAGTCGCAGGTGCCTGACGGGACTCGCTGGAAGGCCCCAATCGCTTCGTCTCCCTGCATCCAGGCTGCGGCTGACGCGGTGTAGGACATGTGGATGTCCGTCGCAGCCAGCTTCGAGACCGCGTCGCGTGCGCTCTGCTGAGCCGTACTCTCATCTGCGCCTGCGTTCAACTGCCCGTAGAGGGCGCCATACGGCCGGGCGTAGACTGCCACGGCCTCGGTGCCTCTGAGCTTGCTCACGATGTAGTCGCCGGGCGCGATCGCCTTGTGAGAGGCGGCAACGCCAGCCTCTCGAGCCTTGGCGGTGAGATAGCCGGAGGTCAGCATGACCATCGCCCGCTGTCCGCCTTCAACCTCGATGAGCACCTTGGCCAAGTACTGGTTCCGGTTGCCGTGGAACTGGTCCCAGACGCTGACGGCTCGAGTCGCCACCTGGTCCCGGAGCTTGGCCCGAGACGTGCGGAAGGACTCGTCCAGCGCGGTCATGCGACAGGCGGCTCAGTCGGAGCCGTGGGCTCGACCGGAGGCATCGGAGGCGGAGGCGTTGGATTCATCAGGCGCTCGGCGGCCGCCATCGCCATGATGCGTGAGATAGCGGTCTGGCTGTAGCCCAGATCCTCGAGTGCCTGCTCCTTCGGGATGAGGCCGGCGGCGAACTTCTTGATGGCCGCGTCGGTCTTGGTGGCCTCCGAGTTGGTGGCGGCATCCGCCCAGACGACCTCGGAGTCGACAGGCTGGTCCTCTGCCGTCTCGCCGCCGAACTTGCGCGCCAGCATCATGACCTCCTCCCAGCTCTCACCGAACGCGTCCTGCTTGCGCTCGATCTTGCGAACCAGGCCGGACTCTGCCGACTTGATCGCGTCGCCTGAGGGATCCTGACCCGTCGGGAGCAGGTAGTGCTTCGGCGTACGGGAGACGACGGCGAGGTGCGCCACCTTCTGGTCGATCGCCTTGAGGTAGGGGGCGAGATCGGTCTGGCCGAACTCACCGAACTTGGCGTCGGGATCTTCGGTCGTCCAGAGCTTGTCGATCGCGACGTCGAAGGGCTCAAGCAGCTGGCCGGAGGCCTCGTCGGTCATGAGCTTGATGCCTGCCGCCCAGCGCTGGCGGTGGGCTCCGAAGTAGCCCGCAAGCGCGAGCAGGAACAGGAAGGCGTTGATCTGGTTCTGGATCGGCCAGACGTCGATGAGCTCCGACTCGCCCTCGAGAAGCGTCCGTCCCCGGTTGCGCAGAGGGACGATCGGCACGATGCCGACCCGATTGGGGACGAAGGGATCTTCGCGCGTCGGCTTCCAGAGACCCTGGTTGTCGCCCTTGCCCACCGAGGCGGCGGCGTACGTGTTGGATCCGGAGAGTGCAGCGAAGCTCGGGAGCGGCGCTGCCTCGGCGAACGTGTCGTCGATCTTGCGCTCGAAGCGATAGCAGCCGTCGGGAAGGTAGATCGTCGCGCGCTCGAGCCCCGCCTGCATGTCGACCCACGCCTTGAGAGCGCCGTCGCGCTGGCGGAAGTTCGAGCCCGGGGTGTAGGCAACGATCGTCTCGCAGGCATCCTCGACCGCGATGTCGGGATAGTTGTCGCCGTCGGTGTCCTCCCAGACTGAGACGTAACTGACGCCCTTGACCAGGCTGTCCAGCATCGCCGAACGGCTCAAGCTATCCAGCCTGTTGGCCTGCCAGATGTCCCACGTGTCGGCGTCCGTCTCGAGGTCTGAGTCGGCACTGAGCCGGAAGCCCTGCACCTGGAGCCGCTCGTCCACGACGTCGACCAGGAGCCGCATGAAGTTCGAACGGCTCTCCTCCAGCATCTGCCGGAACTGGCTGCGCATCTTCTCGGCGTGCGCCGGCGTCAGGAAGGGGAGCGGGTGATCCCCGGTGTAGTAGTCATCGAGTGCATCCAGGCCCGAGCGCCGTTCCTGGAGTGCGGGGTAGAGCATCGCAAGCAGGCCGACTGCCTGCTCAGTGTTGTCAGTTGCCAAGTCGTCCTCCTCAGAAGCCGGCGCTGCGGTACTGCTTGCGCTCGGTCGCGCCTGCCGCGACGCAATCGCCGCGTGCTTCCCAACTGAGTATGGCGGCCATCGCTCCGTCCATCTTGCGAGGGCTGCCCGGCCTGTCCTTGGACAGTGTGTGCATCTGCCGGTGCTCGTCGTCGTACACGTTCACCTTCTGGCGATGCGCGTTGAGCAGATGGCGCTTGAAGGCGACGTCGGGCTCAAGGGTGAGATCCCCCGCGCCGAAAGCGTCCTCGTACGCACGGACGGCAAAGGCGATTGCGCGAGGGCGGTTGGTGCGCCACTCGAGAACGACCTTGTCGCCGAACTTGCCTTGCCACTTCTCCACCAACCCCTCGATGTACTGCGGGTCGATGTAGCAGCGCCAGACTGACCAGCGCTCGAACGCCTCCTGGACTGCGCCGTCTACCGCCACGAGATCGTGCTCATAGTCGTCGTCGGCGGACTCCGGGCGCTCCCAGATGCCGATCGGCCACTGATGCCCCGACTTGGCGTCGGTGGCGATCACGGCGAGCGCATCCACGAACCTTGCTCCGTCCACCCCCAACGTGATGACCGAGCCGTCGGGGACACTCGTCTGATTCGTCCTGGCTTCGACCACCTCCGTCTTGAAGGCTGCGCTCTCCGTCGAGCGCTTGCGGTTGAGGAACCATCGCTCGGCCTGTGCGGGGTCGCGAGGCAGGAGCGCCACGATCTCCGAGTCGACGCGGTCGAGGTCGACCCACTGGCGGGAGTCACCGTAGACGGCGCGCAGCGCCTTCCGACGCTCGGCCTTGTTGCGGATGGACAGGTTGTCCGGGGGCGTGACGTCGTCGTTGTACACGTCGCCGTTCTCGATCTCGTGCTCGGCCGTGTACTGGGCGACGGAGTCCTCATTCGGATCCCAGGCGTTCGGCGTTGAGAGCCAACGCCCGCCCATGCCGGCGATGTTCCGCCGCTGGGCATCCGCGAGCTTCCTGCCGCCGTTGCTGGCGGTCCAGCTCTCGGTCTGGTCCTGGAGGACGAACGTGATCCGCTGGCCAAGCCGCGACTTGGCTGCAGCGGTGACGGGCTCGATCCAGCCGCCGTTCGGCAGGTAGATGCGCCCGAGGGCGGTCTCCGGAATGTCAGCCTCGAAGTTGCCGAGGGTGATCATCGGGAGCAGCGCCATCCACACGTTGTCGGTCTGGTCCTCGCTGAGCGCGGTCAGCTGGATGACCGGGGTAGCCTGCGGGCGCGCGACTGGTGCGCCGTTGGCATCCCAGCCGTCGAAGACGACAGGGCCGGCGGCCTCAGCGGAGACGATCGCTCCGGAGAACGGGCCCTTGCCCCACTTCTGCGGGCGGCAGAGCTGGCCTCCGCGCTCGTACTTGAACGCGTGGCTCCAGCGCGTGCGCCGGGGATCCTTCTCGGCGCGTGGGTTGATCCGGTAGTAGTTGAGCAGGAACCGCCACTGCTCGTTCGTGAGGAGGAACGGATCCCCGACCTGGTCGCGATCCGGGATGACGCACCTCTCCTCGATCCACTGGCCAACCTGGTAGCCGAGCGTAGGGAACGTATGGCATGCGATGCAGCGACCGGACGGTGTCCAGGCGCTATGTCCGCACGCCTGGCACTTCGGGCTCACTTCGCCTCAGGGAGGGCGTGGAGCCGCGCTGGCGCGGGTGGCGCCTCCTCGACCTCCGGATCTTCGTCCTCAGGCAGGAGCAGGCGCGCGTCGCGTCGGCCCTTGGGCGTCAGCGCGAGTGAGTCAAGACGAATGCGGATCTCGGACGACTTGCCGACCGAGTCCGCGATGTGCAGCGTGATCGTGTCTGCAGCGAGAGCGATCTCGGTGGCCGTCCAGGTGGCGGTGACGGGGTCGTCACGCCAGCTGTTCCACAGGAGCAGGCTGAGCTTGGGCACCTTGTCATGGCCGAGGACGTCACGGATGGCCGGGAGCACTTGCCGCTTGAGCGGCTCGAGCCTCGTCCAGTTCGACGTGCCTCGCTGGTTGTGTAGCTTGGGAGCTGGTCCTTTGCCCGCCATGGGTGCCCTCCTACGGGAGTCGCTATCGCTGTTGGCTGTGACGGTCTAGGCGTTTGACCGTTCCGCCGCTCGTAGATCCAGACTCATCGTGCGTAAGGGCGCCTTACCCCGGCGGGGGTTAGGGCAATCCACGAGGGGTCATACCCCACGTGCGCATTGCCCGAGCCGACGTGCATGCGCCGACGTGCCGCCGACCTCGATCAAACGAATGTCTCAGGTCGCCTCATCCACCCTGGGGTGGGGGTGAGCTCATGCTGAACGCGCCCGCCGTGCCTCCTCTTGCGTCTTACGCTGGTGACATGGCTTCTCGTGGATCGGCCTCAGGTTGTCCGCCGTGTCTGTCCCGCCTTCAGCCAACGGTACGACGTGGTCCACCTGGGTCGCACCAGGGAGGTGGCACACGTGACACACGTACCCGTGGCGGTACAGGATGCCTTTGTTGCGCTTGGTCTTGGCCGCCCCCTGGAGTGCACCGGCTCGACGTTGAGCTCGATCGCGCCAGGGCTCACGCGCATGGAGTGGGCAAGGGACGAAGTTAGGGCAACCGGGCGTACTGCACACGGTGGGCTTGGGACCACGCTTGCGCACTAGGTCTCGAGACGGCGCTTCACCTTGACGGGACGCTTGAGTCCTGCCGACTGGCACTGGGTACAGTGGATCGTCTTGCCTTCGCGCCAGGTGCCGTCGGTGCAACGGTGCTGGGTCATCGGGCTCCTTTGCCAAGCTCATACGCCTAGCCGAGGCGACTCGGCTAGACGGAGAC